ATTATCAATGAAATACTGAAGGACATTATCAAGCATCTCGGCAGTATCACGCAAAAATAGTTTGTCATTTTTCCATTCATCAAAATACTCCAAATTAAGTGATGATAAACAACAAACGGCTGTTCGTTCTTTATCTGTTGGTAGAATAATTTCTGAGCAAAGGTTTGATTGTTTAATTGATAGACCAAGTTTCTTTTGAAATTCAGGCATGGCTTCATTACTTGTATCAATGAAGTGTAGATATGGTTCTCCAGTTTGCATACGAATTTCTAAGATACGCTGCCACAATTCTTTGGCTGAAATAGTATCACGCACTTCGCCACTATGTGGATCTTTGAGATTCCATGTATCGTCAAATGCTGGGTCAAGCATCGCCTGCTCAATCAAATGCATGAAGTCATCGGTGATATTAATGCCATGATGTAGATTTTGGCACCGCATGTTTTGATCGCCAGTAGGCTTACGCATTTCTAAGAACATTAAAATATCTGGATGAGAAATATCCAAATAGGCTGCATAGCTGCCTCTGCGTGTGCGACCTTGACGATATGCTAAAGAAGATGCATCATATGTGCGTAAATGTGGCATAATACCAACACTCTTATCATCAGCTGAACGGATACCTAGGCCAATGCCTACGCCACCGCCTAACATTGAAAGCCAATTTACTTCCGATAGAGTATTGACCAAACCTTCTGCACTATCATCGAGATAAGGCAAGAAGCATGATATAGGAAGGCCACGCTTAGAACGCCCAAAAGAAAGAATGGGAGTAGAATAAGACAACCAATGTTTACTGCTATACTCATACAATCTCTGTGAATGGTCTTTGTTAGACCCAAAGGCTTTCGATACATAAGCAAATCTTTCTTGTGGTGAGGTTTCATCCTCTTTCATGTAACTTTCTTTTAATCTTTTGATTCCTAATTCATCGAAAAGAGAATCACGGGAAAAATCAACGGTGATGCCGTGAACAATGTCTGACATTCAATACTCCAGTTATTATTATTTTGTTATAAATTCATTCGCCATTGGAAATACTTTGGCGATTACTTCAGCGCATTTCTTTGCTATTCCTATGTGTTCTTTCTGTGTGCCATTTGCTGAACGGAGTTGTATATAGTGAATCCAACTACGCAAAGTTCCATTCATATACAAACGAGAGACAGTATTGCCTTCGGGCAGAACTGCCCTAGCCTGCTCTTTTGCGATGCCCTGTTTAATAGCCCATTCATATGCATGTTGAGCTGCATCAATGACTTCTTGTTGCTTCCATTTCCATTGCTCAATTAAATTTTGTTCTGTTAAAGTTAAACCAGAAATTTCAATGCTATTTTGGCGATTCTTAGGGTCTTGAAGTCTCGCCTCTCTTAAAACAAAATCTAAGTCTTTTGTTGGGTCTGCGTATCTTTGGGAAAATTCTTGAAAACTGAACGACCTGTGTCTTAGCATTTGTCTTGCGATATCTCTTGTAGTTTCAATTTCTAAACACATTGATACCATTTCAAGTGGTGACCAATGTTGATTTTTAATCAAATAACGAATTAACTTCTCACTTGTTTCTTTGTTGTCTTGATTATTTGGATTTGATACTCTTGCACAAAAAGCAATTAATTCTGTTGTATTTTCTGCAAAATAATTTTCTGGTTGTGAATAACTAATTAATTCTACCTTCATACTATACTTTCTTCCAAAATACAAATTTAGTTTGTGCTTCAAGACCTGAGTAGGTGTTACTACTTATAATTCTTTCTATCTCATCCACAGTTTTTCCAGCAATAATCATTTCATTTATGTCTTTGCCTTGTGTGTTGCTTGGCCAAATTACAACATTATGACCTGATTTGATTGCATTTTGCATCATCTTCACGATTTCTTTATTGCGTGGTTCATTATCAAAAATTAATAATTTCTCATCTGATGAAATTTCATTTGCTGCAATTGATAAGTTAGCATCTCCACTGGCGATACAATTGTTAAGAAATAGTGAATCAATTGGACCCTCAACAATTTTTACTGGTTGTTTTAAATTAACTCTGTCTATTCCATAAATTAATTTATTCTCATTATCATTTGTTCGAATTGTTATATATCGTAATGTTTTGTCACTTGTTTCTAGGGCACGACCTGATACAGCAATTAAATCATCATATTCATCATAAAATGGTATGACCAAGCGAGCATCATCTACAATTTGTTTACCATGATTTGGAACCAAAGTATCTACAAATTGTTTATAGTGTTGTGTAAACAATAATTTGTTTAAAATATTATTAGGTATTTGTCTTTTTGTGCAATACTCTAAACAAAAATGTCCACTTGGTAGTTTGTCGACCCATTCTGCATGTTCGAATACTTTTTGTTTTTGTATTTTATCAAATCGGGGTGATGGTATGTTGAATGTTGGATCCTTGAAATTTGAGAAACCGGATTCACCCGATTTGTATCGCTCAAGAACATATTCTTTGTGTAAAGAACCGTCCACATGTTTGACCAAGTTACCAACATTTGTACTTACTCCGCAATTATGACATCGATAAAATAGATTTGTGCCTTTTTGAAAAACATAACCTCTCGCTTTTGTTAGATTTTTTTGAGAATCGCCACAAAAAGGGCATGAAAAGTTCCAAAGGTAATCATTCTTCTGCTTAAAATTACGCAGACGATGAGATATTAACCTTACATATTTTGATTCGATGTGTAGTGACATAAACCATAATATAACACAAAATCACAAAAAAAACAAGCTTATTTAAATACTATACCTGAATTAACCAAAAAATTTTGTAATGAATTCCAAATGGCCAGATACCCAACCAAAAACGGCAAGGCCACCAGCAAATAACCATACCCATTTATCTCTTTGAGATTTTAATGCACTTATTTCTTTGGCCAGTTCTGAATGTTGGCTACATGAAGCATTATACATGGTTTTAAGCTGTCCTGTCAACTCTTCACGAGTTTTATCAAGGCAATCATGCATATCCTTAACATCAATTTTTAGATCATCGATTTTTTCATCAAGGCCATGTACCTTGGTTTCGACTATGCCTAGTCTTTCGGCTGTAGTAGGCATTATTTTTTCTCAGGTACAGCTGTGCCGTCTAATTTTTTATGTACCTTGATTTCTTTACAAACTTCTTTTTCTTTACCTGTTTTTGCATCTTTCTGCATGACACAGGCTTTCTTTGTTTCAGCTGCTTGTGCCACTTGGTATCCAACAAGAGACCAAGCCACAAGATTGAGTGCGATTAAAAGTTTTTTCATTTTTCTTCTTCTTCTTTTCTTTTAGCAAATTTTTCTGAAGCGGTGAAACCTAGTCCTGCAATCACAAGGTATATCATCGAATCAAACAATGATGGTGTTACCTTGTGACCAAAAATATCAGCAATAAGTGCAAAGGCACAAATTAGAAATGCCAATAATGTTACAACTCTTTTACTACTGATCGTGCCATTATGGCCATCGGATAGTAAACTATTTATCCAATTCAATTATACACCCAATACATGAAGTGCGTGTTCATAATGTTTAATTCTATCTTCAAGACCAATGGTACCACCATTGATACGCTTTGTTAATGTGAGTATATCACCTTTGTCAGCCCATTGGTTTAGATTGTTTGTTTCCCAAAACCAGCAAGCAGATTGAGCGGCACCTTCAAATGTTTGTAGATATTCAGATGCTTGTTCAACAGGTATTTCAATTGAGGCAGCAAACCAAGAATAATTTTCTTTACCTGTTAATTGAATTAGACCACGACCACAATATCTGAAACCATCACCAGAGGCCTCATCGCCATTACCCATACGATTAGCATAGATACGATTTGCAACTGCTTCTTGTTTATTTGGTTTGCTTGCGTACTCATTTGCTAATTCATCTGTAGGAAAATACTTAGCAAACAATTTGCGTAATGTAGGTGCTTTGTAATTTAGATTCTCTTTGAGAAATACAAAATTACCAGATTCGTGAGCACATTGAGCTATGAAGGCTGCGATACGCTGTGGTGTATTGATACCATAGTCAGGTAACAATTGTGCCAATGCATTGTGCCATTGGTCAATATATGGATTCTTTGGAAGCAATTGCTTCAGTTGGTCTTTTGTCAGTTCCATTATTTTTTAATCATTCCTAAAATTTTAGCTTTAATTGCTTTAGCCCAAAAAGGTTCTGGAAAGTGCCAACCTACAAATGCACCGACTAAAATCCAAAAAAGTGTATCTACCATTTTTTACTCCTTATGCCATTAAAGAAGCTGCACTAATAGCAGCGTTGATAATTAAATTTAATTGTTCTTTTAACGCCAAACCTTCAGCGTCATCAGCAATACCTTCCATAATATTAATGCCCTTCAACAATTCCATATATTCTTCTTTTGTAACTAGTCCGTCTGCCAACATTTTATTGTATTCAATAATGTAAGCATTTAATTGTTCTGGTGTCATCTTGGTTTGCTCCCTAAAACATGTTGAATGGTGTCTGCTGAATTAATTACTTGTTGCAGTTTTGTTTTACAGAAGATTAGTGAAACTTTTTCTGCTTTATTAAAGTAATCTCTTGTGTCTTTTGTTAATGTCAATAACTTGGTTGACATATTGTTTGCATCTTTGTTTCTTGGTATATGAGTTGTAAAGTTTTTGAACTCTAATGATTTAATATACAATTCATTTACCTGTGTAACCACCAACAAATGGTTGCCACAGTTTTCTTCGGCAACCTGTGCCTTTGTTTTAATTTCATTGACTAAAGCATATTCGGTGGTGTCATATTTGGCCATAAAGTAGGCATCAAATAAGGCACAACCAGATAAACTAAACGCAAATATAACTATAAGTATTCTTTTCATTTTGGTCTCAATTCAGGATATTTTTTATGCATTTCTTCCTTTGGCAATTCATGCATATCTTTCCATAGTTTAGCTTCTTTTTTAGTTTTAGTGGTTCTAATGTGTCGGCCATTTTCATCATGCACCTGATACTCCACATCAGCAGTTGTTCTGCCACGATACATTGATTTTTTAGTGATAGTTGCTTTTTTTTCTTCAGCAATAAATGATTTGAATGTTTTCATTTTACACTATCAAAAATTTGTTTTTGTGTTTTGTACCAATACTGCCAGGATTTTAACTTTTCTCTGGTTTCGTAGCAGGTGCCGTAGTTTTCGGTGACTGTGGTGAGCAGTTCTGGCACTTTAACATTGGAGGCTCCTGTAACAGTTCCGATGGTACTTGGGGGAAGCTCATTTTGACTGGCACTATTGTGGAGCAAGACACCAGCATTAGACAACTTACAGTCATCAGTAACATATTTCGTAATCGCTTCAGTATTTGCATTTGTTGTTGCCTTTGTTTTATCAATATTTTTCTTTAATTCGCTAGCAAGTTTTACATTGGCTTCCTTGGCCTTTTGTTCTGCTACCTCAACTTGTTTCTTGTAATCTTCAGCGGCTTTGCGATATGCTGAAGTACCGTAATTATATCCTTCTAAAAATAAACCAGCAATTAGTAATAGTCCTGCAACGGATTTAACTACACTACCATATGTAGATATAAATGGAATCTTTGATGCAAAAGCACCAACAATAAAACCAATTATGCCTAACGAAAAAATACCATGAATGGCATATGTAATCCAAGCATCAGGAATAAAAGATAAAAACCACATTAATTAGGCATTTTCCTTGTGAATATAGCAAAAGGAATTACTTTTTTCTTTTTCTTCATATTCACGCCCGGTTCACCTTGTGGGCCAACACCAAGACCAGCAACCGCACCAGTTCCAGCCGCATTTGTTGGAGAATCTTCTTTCATTTTTAGTTCATCTTTTCTTTTACCAAAAGTATTATGAACAAGAGTATCTAATTTTTTATGAAATTTAGTTTCTTTGTTTTTACTAACTCCAGATTCTTCTTTAACTGGTTTAACAATTCTATCCATAGCACGATTGATGCCTGTTTTATGTTTGTCAGACATCTTGTTATATGCATCAGATGGTTGAACTTGACCTTTCATTGTTTTTACATAACCAAGGGTTCTTTTCTTAACATAATTGGCCGCTAAAGTATCTGAAACTTCATCTAATTCAACTTCTTCTTTATTAACATGTTTTTCTAAACGGTCAATAGCAGCAGTCATACCAGAACCATCTTTAGACCGATTTTTCTCAATCTCTGCATGCTTCTTTTCTCTTTCAGCTGCAGCTTTACGAAACTTCTCTAATGCTGTCATTTTGACGGCTTCTTTTATATTTTCTTTCATTTTTTGCCTTGACAATGTGTTCTTTCGCTCATTTTATTTGTCTTAATGCGTTTGCTACCGTCATATCTACTGAAATTTCTGAAGAAATTATATCATGTCCTTTAATGCCTTTAACTTTTTCAGGCATACAGCTTAAAAATAACAAATATGTTTTAAGTATGGAGTAATCTTCTTTTGAAACTTTAAAAAATAACAAACGGGTTGCTATTTCAGGACCAAATACATTATTTAAAACTATCAAATGATTAATAACTAGTTGGTCTCTTAATTCATTTAATTTACGATATCTTTTAAATAACCTTTTGATATAATTGAATCTTTTCATATCTTCTTTAAATTCACTCATTATACAATTTGGCTTATCATACGCCTTCATTGCAAAAATCATTATGTTGTCATTCGTCAAATTTTCAAAAATCATTATTATATTTCTTCGTTGTCTTCCTCATCCGACAGTAGTTCTTCCATGCGTTCATCATCGCCAATTTCAGCGTAAAACTCATAACGACCATCATCGGTGGGTCCATATAAAACATAAAAATTTGTTTCTCCTAAATCAGTCACCACTTCTTCTCCTTCAGGACTTGCATCGTAAAGTGCTGGTAAATCCAATTTGAATTCTTCCAACACTTTACGAATTGCTAAGATGCCACTTTCTGGAGAAATAAAAGTTTCATCTAATATATCAGCTAAACGAAAATTAACTTGTGATAAATCTTCAGAACTTTCAATTTCTGTTTCATCACTTTGGTTATTTTCCACCAAAGTTATTTCGTTTAGATATTGTTTAAAACGCATTTTTAGCTATCAGCAAAAATAGCGTCATCAGATCCGTCACCAGTCATGGATCCCATTGCAACCAATGTTTCAGATTGAACACGATTTGCACGACCACCCATTGTTAGTGTAAATGTGCAGTTAGCATTTCCTGTTACAGTTGCTGTTGGTGTGGATGAATACGATCCGCCGGTATATACTGTAACACTTTCAACAACATTTGATACCGTATTTACAAAGATACGAGCATTTGCTGTAGTGTTTCCTGTACCGCCGCCTGAAAATTGAATCCAAGCATTTCCAATGTTACTTTTATTACCAGTTCCTACTGAAATTGAAAGAACTGGACCTGTTCCGGTTTTACGCAAAATCCAACCAGCGTGAGATCCTTTATTTCCTGCATTTCCAGCAACACCTTGTTCTGTGGCGTCAACACCAAAAACACCAAGGCCTGCATTTGTAACAAAAGCAGATATTTGAGTATTTCCAAACAATGTTGAACCGTTTGCGGAACTTCCTAAGCCGCTAGCAACCGAATAGAGCGGTGCATTTGAAGCGGCATCTTGTGATTTCCATAAAGACATTTTTTTCTCCTAAAATATGAAATTTGATTGTATATTTATGCCTACACTCACTACTATATTTTACTTATTGTTGTTGATAATTCAGGATCTTTCTGAAAGGCATCTTCAGAATTCTTTTTTTTCTTCATAATATTTTTAACGATTGCAGCTTTTCGTGATTCTTCTTTGATAGGAGCTTTCTTCATTAAATTTGTTTGTTTTTTCAATGCCATACGAGCAATATCACGAGCACGGGACATTGGGCTATGTTTTGCACCAGATTTGTCTGTTACAACTTTTTTAACTGTTGTATATGGCTTATCAAATGGCGGTTCTGTTGCTTCACTTACAGATTTCCAACCACCGCCCATGGCCTTGTATTTCTTTGCTGCCCAACCATTGGCATATGCCGATGGGTAAACATCAAACTTGGCTTTGGCCTGTGATTTTGCTTGAGCCCATTTCTCCGGTGATGTTGGCACATTCTTCTCATCAATCTGTTCAACTTCTTCGTGAACACCTACGCCAGCAGAATGTTTGATTTGATTAACGGCATCGTGGTGACTACGAAAGTCATCAATTTGGCCGTAATCATCATCATCTTGTGGACTATGATAAGCAGTATGTGTGCCTGATGGTTTATGATGAACTACATAACCAATTTTTTTGCCGTTATGGTAAACACCATGCTCGGCTTCGGTTTTGTCATTGTGTTCTTTTTTAACTTCAATACCTTCTTCAATCTGTTCAACTTCTTCATTACGAGCTTTAGCTAAATTCTCTTTAGCAGAAATTGAATCTTTGCGTGGTGCCTTAACATCGGCCATAGTCAAAGGTTTTTCGCCTTTTTGTTTACGCAAATAAGCAGGAACATCAACTTTACTTACTTCATTTTTTGCTTCTTGATTGAGTGGTTTAACCATTACAGTTTTATTGCCTTTTTTAACTAAACCAGCTGGAGTTTCTTGGCTAATTTGTTCATCACCAACTTCTTTGGCTTCTTTAACTGGATGATAACCTTGTGGTTTTAGTTGCTTTGCTTTTTCAGGACTAACAACCAATTCTTTACCAGAAGTTTTGTGTTTTACTGTGACCGTTTTTACTTCTTCACCAAATCTGGTGCTTCTTGGTGTATTACGAGGATCATTAAAATCTATACCAGAATCTCCTGATTTATAATGTTTCATAGTTTGATGATCCCACTCAGTAGGAATGTTCAATTTCTTTGCAATATGTTGTGGTTTCATACCTGTGGTTGCATGGTGAATAATTTGTTTATCCATTTTATCTTCATTTACCACTTCTTCGCTCATCTCTGCGGTCATATAATTGGCAACAGTAGAGATATAATCTTCTGCTAAAGTAATTTTGTTCTGACACCATTCTGGAAGATTGTCTGCATCTTCAATCATGTCATGTAATTTCTTTGAATTGGCCATGATTGAACGCAAGTCAGATTTGGCCATATCACCTTCTTGGTCATATTCGCCTTCATCATACTTGTCCTTCTTTTCTTCTTTTAGTTTAACACTTGCACTATCAGAAGATTGACGAGGACTTACACCTGCCATGCTTGCAACATTATGAGGTTTGACAGGATGAAACCTGCCTTTCTCACGATGTTGCTCGGTAAGTTCTTTAAATTTTTTCATTTTAGTCCTTCATAGCTTGTTTGGTTGCTGTGGCATACATTACTTCTTTTGCACGCTCACCATAACGCTCTTTGAAACCCTTCATACCTTTTTTCATTGACTTAACAATTTGTTCTTTTTTCTTCATTTCAGGTTCGGTCATTTGACGCTCTTCAATGTCAACCATTTCAACACCATTTGCGATGTCAGCATTAATAACTTGAATCTCTGTTTCTTCTTGTTTAATTGCTTGAACAGAAGCCGCAGCAACATCAGCTTTTTCTTTGCCTACAGACTTTGCTTGAGCTTTTTTGATTTCTTTATTAAATTCTTCTTCTGTTGGTTCTTCAGCTATAACAGAAAGACCATGCTCTTTGTATGCAGCAATCATTTCAGAGAAGGTCATTGGTTTTTCTTGCTCAATTTCTTCTTCTACTTTTTTCTTAGAACGAAGAAGTTTGAAGTCGTGAGCATCAATCTTGTTGTTTTTGTTGGCATCAATCTTGTGTTGTTGGCCTTTTAATTCTTCTTCTAACATTTTTGGTTCTCCACTTACAGTTTCGCCAGCCAAAATTTTGGCAACGGCATCTGCAACATTACGAGTTTTTTGGTTGTCGAATTGCATGTTTTTCTCCTTGTTTTTATTATCTTGAAATTTCTTCCCAATCCATTGCAGCGTAAATATCTGCACCGGCGGTACCTGTGGCACAACATAAAGTTAATTCGTAAGGTGTTCCTGCTAAACCATCTCTTTCTAATTGAAACTTGAATAGTGCTTCTTTTAGAATATCTATTGGAACACTACTTTGTGTGGTTGCAGTTGAAAATCCTGATGCAAGAATTCTACCACCAGAAACAGTAGCAGAATCTAATTTATATTCAACAGCAGAATTTGGACCTGCACTAACCCAAGAACCACCAGATGTGGTTGCACTTGCTCGAACTTGCCAATTGTATATTGCATTGTTGGTAATACCCAATAATGATAGTGCTGTCATAATGATAATGGCATCAAGGGCTGTAGATTTTAGCCGTATTGAAACTAAATTGTAATAAGTTCCTGCAGCAGGTAAATCTGTTGGTGTTCCAACTACATTACCAACTGCTTGTTGTAAACCATTTAATTGATAACCGCCTTCTGAAATTACAGAAGAACATATTTGTTTCATTGTGCTACTATTTGCAGTTACACCAATATTTTTAATTTCTTGTCTTAATGGTAGTGATGCGGTTGTAATGTATGTTGTTTGGATTATATTTGAATGATTGAATCTATGACATAAAATAATTTCACCATCAATGACAAATCCCATGCGAACAGTACCTAAGCCTAGCCACTCAATATCCATCCACATAATTTGTGCTTTGGTGAGGTCTAATATTCTACCTGATGGACCAGTTCCATCCATTTTATCTACACTCCAATTGGCCTGTGCAATTCTGTTTTCAACTGCACTGCCAGTAACATGACTCCGTTCAACAAAACTAATTGATGAATTTGTTTGTTCTAGGTACATACCGTTGTTTGCACCAAAATATCCAGCTCTTTGTCTTAAATTGGTTTGTGGAGGTGCAAATACAAATGTATGAAAAATCAATAATGATTTACCTGGTTGATAAGAAAATACTTTTGTTGTTTCTCTAATGATTTCGGAGTTAGCTGTCGTATCAACATTTAAATTCATCAAACCTTCATATTCACTAAACACAACAGTTGTATTGGATGTATTGGATGTGGCCCAAAGATTATTATCTCTGTAACGATGTGATGAATCAAATAATGTAAATGGTTCAGATACACGCAAACGACCAAAGGCATCTGTGGATGTGCCACCAGTTCCGCCTGTTACATTACCATACTTGTCTGCCAACATAACAACTTCATAAATTGTTTTGTTAGTGTTTAAGTATTCGTTTGTATCTACTCTATATTGGGTCACTTAGCAGTTCCATTTCCTTAATGCTTTGTTGATACGGCTATCTGGATCATTTGCAGTTTTTGCCGATGTTAAACGCTTCTTCATTCCACCCATCCGAGCACAGAATGATTTACGGCGATTGGCTGCCTTTGAACCAGGTTTTAATTTACTTGGCTTTGTTGTAACTGCCATTGAAAGTTTTGAACCTGGATTTTCACGGCGATATGATTCAATACCTTTACGATTCAAACCACCTGATTCAGATTTACCTTCTTTGCGTTGCCATGCAGCCACTTCATCAATTTGTTCTTCTTCTTTCACACAAGAACCTTTTGAGTAAGCTTTTTTGCCTGGAGTTTCTTTGTATCCATCCCAACATCTTTCGTCAATGAATGCTTTAAATGATTTCATATTATCCTACAAATTTCTTTGCTTTGAATGATTGTAAATTTATGCCAACTTTTTTAAGTTCATCTTCTTTTTTGTCACCAATACTCATCGTAGTTTCATCACCAGTTAATTCTTCAAGTGGTTTCTTAATAGGTTTGATTCTAGTAATACCGCCTCTTGTTGAATTTTCTCCTGATGATGCCATTGAAAGACCAGGTTCAATACCTTTATCAATGGACTCTTTTACTTTCTCTTTTTGTTTGGTGCGGATTTGGCCGAGTGTGATTTTTTGACTTGACCGGCCGGTTTCTTGGGTTGATGTGGTGCTTGGGCCGGTGATGCCTTCACCTCTGGCGTACTCTTGGCCGCTGGTAAGCTCGGCAACTCCTTCGTTGGTTCTGGCTCCGTATTTTTTGGTTTCAATTTCAAATAATTGATTAGTGCTTTGAACATAGTCGTTCTCCTCATTAAGTTTAATTACATAGCCATTTTTATAGGGCATGACTGTGCCATTAATTGTGTGTGCTTGTTTAGCCGCAGCTCTACGAAGCATAAATGTTCTTACTTTACCATCACTATCTTTGAATAGTTTGGCTTGTTTTTTTTCTTCTTCAAAATTATCATAATCAACTTCATCGATTCTTGTACCAAGCAACAATAAATTCATAGCACTAGAATCGGATAAAGAATAAGATTCTGATAATTTACCTTTGCCATAATTTGATACATTAATTGGTTCACCTTTACGCTCAGGATTTGGATCATGTTTACGTTTGGCACGAACCGCAGATGCTCTTTCTTTTTTAGATAGAGATTCACGCTTGGCTCTTGACATACATTTTGGTTTTGGTTCGCCTGGTTCTCTCGCACAAGGACCAATTGCTTCACCTTTACTGTTGATTCTTTTCCAATCACCGGCTGGGTCTGTTTTGCTAAACCATTTACGCAAATCTTCAGAAAACACTTCTTCAAATTCTTCATTGACATTTTTCTTTGGTGTGCCAGATGAACTTGAAATTGGAATATTTGGTTGTTGTGGTTCTTCTTTTTGTACTTCAACCAATTTATCATGTATGGAACGATGTGTAACTTTACCATTGCGACCATAACGGCCAAATCCATAATATTGTAATCCCATTTGGCGAGCTTCATCAGCTGCAGCTGAACTTGGATGTGGAAGCATTTCTGCGCCTCCTTTTGGCACAGGCAACTTATCTGACAAATCTAACTCATGTGCAACCCACAAAGATGCTGCTTCTGATTTTGGCGGTTCTGCTATAAACTGTTGAACACTTTTGTAGAGATTTAACATTTCATCTTTTTTGGCTTTTACAACTTCGGGTGGTGCATTTCTCAAATCTTCAGAGTTATCGAATTCAACATAACGGTTACCAAATAATTTTGCTAGTTCTGGCCTGGCATTTTGTACCGCTTCCCATTTTTGTCTGCGAATATTTTCAGGTACAGTACGGCCTCCTCTTTGGCCTCTTTCAATGTTTCTTTGTGCTGAAACATCATCATTTGTGTTTACCATAATCATGGAAGTATCGTAACCGATTTCTTCTAATCTTCCTTTGATACGAGCAATTTTTTCGTAGTCATCACCCGTACCGTTAATAATTAAACCATTTCGTCCAGTTAAAGAAAGCCTTTGCTTTAATTCAGTCATGTTCTTAGCACGATTACGGACAATATCTCGTTTTTCTGCTTCAGATGCCGGCATTGTTTTGTCAAGGCTGTTTTTGTCCATCAAAAACTCTAATGCTTTATCTGAATTGATTTCTGTTAAGCCGTGACCTGCAAGTGTGTTATCAAGCACATAATCTTTACCTGAACCAGGACCACCAGCTAAAAACATTGCTTTGAAAATAGCCTTATCATGGACACCCTCAACAAGCAATTGCTCAAAATCTAAATTAACATCTTCTTTAACACCCATGCCTTTGCGAACATGGTCGTACATTTCTTTCGCATGAGCATCAGACATTTTTGATGGCACACCAGAACGAAAGGCTTTAAAATTGCCTTTTGAAGCATGTTCTCTCATTTTACTGGCTGACATACCTTCTACACCTTCGGCATCTGGATCTCGGTCACCAGCAGAATGAACTTCAATGTGTTTGAAGTTATAAGAACCATGTGGTCCTTTTACACCATTATATTTGTGTAGGAGTTTGTGATATTCTTCGGCACGGTCTGAACCGCCAACCATATGGAAATGTGTTACACCTTGTTTGTGTAACTTTGCGGCTTGTGCTAGAAAATTTGGTGCTGAAGCATCTGATGCCGATACATTGACACCAGGAAAAGCACGCTTGGCGTGTTTGAGTTTTTGAGCGGAAGTAAGAGGATTCTTTTGAGGGTCTTGGGAGTGTGAAACAACTATATGAGCAGAACCGCCAACTTTTTTGGCAATTTCTTGTACTTTATTGACGAGTTTTTCATGGCCAACAGTAATAGGATTTAACCTACCAAAGGCCATGACTGCGTGTTTTTCTTTCGCTTCCCGTAGGAAATCGTTAAATCTCATATTTCTCCCGCCTCTACAGCGTTATGTTGATAGTGTATTTATAATCATTTAACCTTGTGTAACCAACTTGCCCAGCCTACATTGAAAATTTCAATGTCATTTTTATTTGGAAAAATTTCATCAACTGCTTTTCTAACACCATTAAATTCTTCAGTCTGGTCAATATCATGGCCACCAATGAATCCACCTGATTTTACTTTTGGCAACCATGCAAGAATATCTTCTTTGACGGCTTCATACAAATGTGACCCATCAATGAAAACAAAGAACAAGCTTTTATCTTCATATAGTTTTGCAGCTTCTACACTTGGCATTTTTACTGGTGTAACAATATGTTTAACTGGTTCTATGTTCTTTATAAACTCATTATATAGTGTATTGTTTTTAATTGATTCATCATTCATAATAACTGATTCGCCAGGTGAACCTTCCCATGTGTCAACAGAATCGATTGTTATGTTTTTACCAGAATTGATAATCTCAACGGCTGCATAACAAATTGATTTGCCTTTCCATGCACCAATTTCAACATATTTTTCAGGTGAGTTTGATGGTGTATAAGTGATTATATCATCATATACATTTTCATAATTAAAATATCCAGGCACAGTTTTATAAAAATGTTCCATTATTCTCCAACAATAAACGCATTACCAAATGGATGTGGTTTCGTCCAATTTTCTTTTAAATGGCCAAATTCATAATCAAAATATTTAATTTTGAAACCAGCTTCAACCAAAGTTGTTAACCACCATTCTTCAGGTTCTCTTACAACATGCGTAACATCCATCTCATATTCTCGAATACGATATCTTTTGCCGTCACCTAAAGGAACAGCAACAAATATTGTTTTACATCTACGCCTTAATTCAATTAAAACTTCAGGAATCAAGTCTTTTGGAATATGTTCTAATACATCTTTTGCAATAATTAAATCCCAACCACCTTTAATATCTTGAGCAGTTTCAATTACAGATAGATATTTTTCCACTCTTGGATGGCAATTTTTTACTGCATACTCTGATACATCAACACCATGTGCTTCTTTACCAAGAAGCCGCAAAGCGTATACCATAAATCCCTTTGCACATCCATAGTCTAATACTGTATCAAATTTGATATTATTAATGATTGAAGAAGCTTCACGAATTGTGCGTTCAGGCATCCATCTATAGTTTTCGTAAGCGCTTACACGATGACGAACACCATCTTCAAAATACTTTTCATCAAATACATTTTTAAGCGAATTCATTATGTCTGGTCTCCGTTACTACATCGTCAATTAATTCATTTTGATATGCATATTTGCAGAATGAACATCCATGGTGTCTACGACTTACGCCGGCACCACCAACTTGTGAATTATAAAAATCTGTAATTCCAGCAATATCAGAAATCTTAAATTCTTCATTTACTGCATAGTTGTTCTCAGGTGCCAATTCAGCAGAAGGACAAACATACACATTACCATCTGTAAACACACAAGGTTTAACCATGTGCATATAACAGTTATCATTTCTACGAACACCTTTAAAGTTAAAGTCTGACAAGAAAGCATACTTCAACTTGCCATTTTTTTCTTCGTGTTTAGCAATCAACTCACCAATTTTAAGAATATCTTTCTGTACTTCTTCTACAGATTTAATTGCATTGAAGGCAATACGACATGGGATTTTCTTTTCTTCAACCCACGCCAACATTTTCATAAAGTTTTCTTCTTTGTATGAATTAGATGCAAGTTTTTTGGCTTTCGTATCAGTCCACTCACCAGTAATATTTGGGTTAGTAGAAGTTTCTGTTGCACCATCCCAAACATATGCGGCTGAAATTTCAATGTCTAATCCTTCAAATACTTCAAGGTGATACTCATATGGTTTCTTTTCATCCCATGAATACATGCCAAGACGAACCCAAGATAACATATGCCAGTTTTTAACTTTCTTCAATCGTGAACCATTCGTACAGATACCAATTTTTAGACCACGACTATGTGCATGAGCAATCGCTTCATCTAGTTGTGGATGTAATGTTGGTTCACCGCCGCCTGTAAACTCCATGCCTAAAACACCAAGGTCTGCAAACTGGTCAATTGCAGATTTCATTTGGTCTAGTGTTAGCATCTCTTTCATTGCACGATTAGCGAAACAACAGAAAGAACAAGTTAGATTACATGGATTGGCAGGTGACATGTGAAACATGACAGGCTTTGGTCTACCACCATCTTGAATGATTTGTAACCTATCCATGTGTTTCAACAACTTTACATGATTACTTGTGTAACTGCGACCTTGAACCTTGTCGTCAGGAACTTTTTGCTTCTTTTTCATTATCGCACTTGCATTAATTACTTGCATAATTATACCTTAAATGTAAATTCATATTCAATTTGTGGTTCGTTATACGGACCAACTTCTTCATTATATCTATCCTTCATAAATTTAGGATAAACTTCTCTTAGTATTTTGTCCATCTCAGCGAAAGCTGCACCCTTATCATAGTAACTCGATTTACCAGGATGATACATTGATACTTCATGCATCACACCAGCTTTTTGTTTTGTGATTGGTGAAAGAATGATATCAAACCCCCAACCACTTTTAACCTCGTGGTAATTCCAAAAATCCATTATAGTAGGTATCAATGATGAATGGAAAAAATTTCCCATGCCTTCATTAAAATTTGTTAAACTGTAACTATATCCAGGAATTTGATGAAGAATTTGATGCGTTGATTCTGAGCCTGCAATAGTTGACATCTGAAACATCTTAATGTCTTTTTTAGTTGCAATCTCTAATGCTCTGTTGATACTTTGAATATCAGTAACCAAATCATCGTCCCAAAAACCAATATAATCATAGTCTTTATAATCGAAGGTGTCAAGAAAATGTTTTGCTAAATCCCATTTAAATCCTGTGTCCCTAATTAAATGATCATAGGTGTTTGGTTCGATATCAAAATCTTTATATTGATAAACGATTGTTTCATAATTCCGTTGAATACCATTTGTCTTACGCCAATGATTATCTTTATCATAGGCATCATGGTAGTTGAGTGGTATTCCAACGGGGCAGAAGATTACATTTTTCATTCTGGTCCCCCACGATTTAAATATGCTTTTATGTTGTCATCAATCATTTGTTTCTCAATAATAAATGGTTCATCAAATATAGAACTTTCAGTAAAATTGGTGTTCAAATAAAAACTACTATTTTTACACACAACAGTATCTTTTGATGTTTTTCTTATTTGCTCGGATTCTTCTTCCATATATTTTAAACCATATAGAGAAAATTTTTCAATCCAATATTCTTTTGGTTTTTCATTGACATGATGGTGACCACCTTGGCCGGGTGGTGCAGCTGATATAAAAATATATTTTCCTTTTTGAAAAAGAGGCATAAAATTTTCAATATATTTTTCTTCAACATGTTCTAAAAATTCTGTTGAATATACTAAATCGAATTTTTTTTCGAGTGTAAATGGTCCCTCTGTGAAATCGTGCAATAGAACATAATCTTTTTTTGGTAAATCTGGATCACCATCTATTCCAATAGCATATATTTTTTTGTAATTAGCGTATTCAACCATTCCAGCTGGGCCGCAACCAATATCTAATATTGATTTTATTTCATATTTTTCAGTAATGAAATCAAAAGCGCTTCTCACCATCGCTGTAAATCCAAAATGACCGCCTAAATGACTCATGTATATTTTCTTTCTATAATTTGTTTCCATTCTGGTACTCTATCATATTGATGTACGATTGAAAACGGTGTACCATCACTTGTGCATACCATGTCATCTTTTAAAATTGGAGATTTCTCGACCAATTTATTGGCATATTTTTCTGCGACCTGTAAACCTGTTGTTCCTAATTGAGCAGCATATCCATCTTCACTCATAGCAAAATTAGTAATATCTTTATATGGTTTCATATTCAATAATACATTAAGTGCAGCTTGATCTGGACCACCGCCTCCAGGAATTTGATGTGAAGTACTGTTTGATACCATAAAAATATTTAAGAAAAAATCAAGCATTGTGTTAAAATCACCTGAAATAGTTCCTGCATTAAAAATCAAATTGTCTTTATTCTGTTCGTAGATATATGGACCAAAAGATTGAAATAGGTTATTATTTCCCCATTCTTCATCAATATATTTTATTGATTCACATGCCACATTAATTTTTTTATCTTTTATATTATTTTCAAGCCAAGTAATTGGATTTGTTTGAAATACAACATCCTTCACATCAGTTGTAACAATATATCTGTATTGTCCTTGAAATTTTTTTAAGAAATACCAAAGATGTAAAAACCTCTCAACAACAATTGAGAAATTTTCTCTAAATTCAAATCTTTGTTTTTCTTCGTTGCGAGAAAATGCTAGAACGGTGTAATTTCTTTTTGAAAGTTCTTCGACTGTTGCAAAATCGATATTATAACAAATCATGGCTTTTACACCATCAAATCCACAATTATCTAATGAATTTACCCATGGTTTAATTTTTTCAAAATCATATCCAGTAATACAACCAATCACAATGTCTTTCATAATAACTCCAATTATTTTTTATATTCTTTAAATCCTAATATTTTAGATTGACCAGGAGTGTCCTTCATATAAGTTTTAAGTAACTCATCTGTACCCCATTGGCCAGCTCCAGATTTTGGTAAAATATCTGGACTAATTTTTTCATTTACACTTTTATGTAATTTTACACCAGTAACATTTTGTATATGTTTCCAAGCATTTTTTGTGTCTTTATTTTTTATAAAAACTTTTAATTTTTCTTTTTGATCTTTATTGGCTTTTTGGTAAAACTTAAACATTTCCATTGCACCAATATTACCAACATATGCTGCTTCATCTACTTTGCTTTTAAACATTAACCCCTCGTCAAAGTAAGAATTTTCTGTATCTGTGATTCTAAAATAGCTTTTCGGTTTGGCCATTTTATAATTGGTTGATCAGAAGTTTTAAGTAATTTTGTGAGAAAAGGCATGATAATTTTTTCGACTTGTTCAAGTCTTGCTTTATATTCTTCCACAGTTTCATCTTTTTCTGTAATAACAGCATTATACTCTTCTTCCGATATAGCAGAAAAACCAAAATCGTCATCATCATACTCTTCTATAATTTTATTTAAATCGTATGCCATTTATTTGTCCCAATTCTTTGCAGCATTAAAGTTTGCTTGACTGAACTCTAGGCGGTCAACTAACTTAACTGCATTACCTTTTAATCTATCTACCGCAACGAAACCTTCTGGTGCGGTAATTCTAAATCCTTTTTCTGTTTTTACAAATGTGCCAATTGATTTAACTGTTTCTAGTTTACGAACAATCATTAACTTGGCATCTACTAAAAAGTTTTGTAAATCAAATATAGCTCTCAATTGTGATGCATTTTGGCGAAAGAACCGCATGATTTCTGTTTTAGCGGCAATTCGTTTTCTCTTTGTTTCTTCTTTCTTTACATCAGCAATATCTTTATTTAGCTTTGCTTCAACCCAACGAATCAATTCTAATGTGTGCTGGTTTGTATTCGTAATCTTTTTACCTTCACGCACTTTTTGATTATTGAATGTTTTGATGTATGTTTTAATTACTTCATTGGTTGATATGCGATTTAAAGTTGCAGATGAAATGCTTTGAAATGTGCGGCCTGCCATTGAAAGAATCATTGTAAGTTGTTTTGTTTCTTCTTCTGTAAATGTGGCAGAACCAGAGGTGTCAACAAAAGAAGCATCACGAAACCAAACATCTTTTGTATGTGTAAGGCCACCGATATCCACATTAAATGACGCCTTCATATCTTGCATCTTTTTACCTGTATATGATGTATGAAACACCACACCAACCTGAGCATCTAGCATTGACTTGGCTAGTTTTGTGTCAGATGGTACCGCATATACAATTGTGTTTGGCATAAAAGTGATGTATGATTCATCACCAATTATTTCTTTTTTAATGTCACCTTTTGTAAACATCATATCACCTTGCAAAACACCTTTGATACCAAGTTTTGGTAGATAGCGTAATGCAACTTTTAATTTTTGATTAAGGCCTTCTGAAGGATGGTTTTCATCAATATCATTTTCTGTGTAATTTAATTTTGGGCTGACATTGAATACACCTTTAGTGCCAACAAAAAACTTACCATTTTCAGGATTATTACCTGCAAAAATAGCAGGAGCGCCATCCCATTTTGTCGTAACATTTATTTTGCTATCAGAGTTACCAGCTAGCATGTTGCGAAGTGATTGTAGAAAGTTGATAGCAGACTTGGCACCAGATACACCGAAGTTTAAAACTTCATCTTCAATGTGTTCAAGGTGAACATTCTTACCTTCTTTACCTTCTGTTAAGTATTCTGTGAAGTTCATTTTTTTATGCCACGGTATAACAATTTAAGTCCAACAAATGCACCTAATTTGCCTTTTGTTTTTTGTTTTCTAAATTCGGAATCACTTCGTATAGTCATTAATAAAGTTACTGTATCTCTGCCAGATGTAACATCAATGAACCATTCCTGAACAGAATTTGTATTTAAGTAAGCGTGAATCTTTGTTGCTCTAGGTAACATATCTACTAATGGGTCACCAGCCAACTGAAAGTTTGTTCTAATTGCTTTAACTAAAATCAATGGAACTTCTTCACCTTTCTTTTCTAATCTAAACTCTTGGTCAATCCATTGCTTAGTTGCTTTAATATCATTGTTAATAACTTCACATAACTTTTCACGACAAACTTTATTCATTACTCCATAAAGTCTATCGAATTCAGTTGGATCAGCCTCAAATAAATCCACCATTTTATCCATAATAATTGGATTTGGTTTCGTTGCTTCTTTTTTACCAACAGATACAAAGTAATTATCAGCATTAACAGATTTTGGTAATGAAGGAATTTTAGAATATACTTTAGTCCATAACTCTTTCTTTAACTCAGGTACTGCTCTTGGTGCTGACTTTAACCACATTGGTTTAGTTAATGTGGTTTTCACATAACTATTCAATTTTGGTTCAGCAGACTTTTCTGAACCAGCTTTCAAAGAAATACCTGCACTTATAGGATATATTTTTTTATCTTTGAAAAAAATGAATACATCACCAGCATGATTAGAAGGAATACCTTTTGGTTTCTCTCTATATCCCCACATAACTTTTTCTATTGCTCTATTCTTATGTGTTCCAAATAAAAATTTCGTAATTGCATAAGCATTTTGAATTTTTTCTTTTTTCATATCTGGACGAATTCTGTCTTTTAGAACCACAAATTCTTTTCCAGCTTTAAGGTTACTATCAGTTACAAATGTTTTTTTAGAATTTGGTGACGATAAATTTAGTTTATTAATAAAATTTTCCAAATCTTCTGGTGTTTTTGGATTGAAATTGTTATTAAAACACAAAGCAGGAAACAACTCTGTAATAGTAGAGTTAACTGTTGTTTGTTGACCGCCTGTTAAATATTTTACAGCCATTAAATTCTCCAATTCATTTAGTAGGAGTATTTATCCTATCACAGTCACCTAATTATGTCAATAGGTTTATCACCAGTCCAAACTTCCATTTCTGTTCTTAAACGATTCTCGGCCTGAAGTGTTGCATATCTACTACAAGCCTTTTTCCTCCACCATTCTACTAGATTCACCAGGTAAAATTTATCATAGTTTTCTTTATCTTTAATCAGTTTGTCCGTTTTACCAAGAACCACATCTTTGAAGTTAGAGAACCCATAGTTAGAATAGTAATAGCGCTTTTGTTCAGTCAGGCCTTTAGCCTTCTCAATTGTATTCATAAATGAATCATAATCGTCTTTATTACTCTTTAATGCTGCCTTGGTCATAGCAATAATCGTGTTACTTATTTTCAGTTTACGAGAACTGGCATCGGCAGGCACAAACTCACCCACAATATCTTCAACATAGTTCTTTAAATCTTCATATGGTTTGCCGTGCATCATTGGCAAAAAGTTTGATTCTGTTACACCACCAAATCGTAGATAAGGTTTCATACCATCGTACTGTGATACGGCTTTTGTGGTGCCATATAAACTGGTCGTTTCAAACAAGCAAGTATTCATATTATATTTTTTGTTCAACATCTCTCTTACTTCATGTGAACAACAGATACCTGCAAGTAACTTTCCACCAAGATAATTGAAACCGAAAGGTTGTGCTGGTACGATTACGAATCCCATACCTGTGGCTTTGTTAAATGCTTTTGTCGTTTCTAGTTCATTGGTCATTACACAACCAAGAAGTTCGTTTCTTGGCTTCATCATAATCGTTGGTGAACCGACACGAATAAAACCAACCCACTTCTTTGTGTTTTTTTCCATTACTGCAAGGCGAAGGTTGCGACCAGGACTACTAAGGTTGTTATGTGATGAAATAATGTCCAAATATAATTGCCATCTAGCTGATTCTAATTCAACAACTTCAAATTCCATATCTCGTGGGTTAATTGTGAATTCATCAAATAAATCAGTTTCTGGCCCACAACCTGGTAAAGAAAATGGCATTTCTGCAAGAGAGTTCAATTTCTGATCTCTCATATATTCATCAATTCGGTTAAAGTCACCAAAGTAATCCTCAAAAACCTTAGCACAATGTAAGGCCTGCTCATAATTTAAACTCATACTTTTAAGCCACTAAAGTTACGAAATTTAGTTTCACGATTACCAAATGTATTGATTGGTCCAGTATCTTCATCTTGACCCGAATCAGTGATACCTTTCTGCGCCGATTCTTCAACATCATATAGCCGCATTTTTGACCGATCAACGCCCAATACAAATCTTTTATAAGAATTTGGGTCACCATATCTATTTTTTAATTGTTTGACCAGTATTTGATTTAAGCTTTCTAATTCTTCGTTTGTAATCAAAGCAAACATAAAGTCAGCTGTTGCAGGCAGACCAAATGATTCACTTGTGTCTTCCAGTCCAGGATCGGAGTTAGAAAAACCACTTCTTGTAGTTTGAGTGGCTGAAACAATTGGTAAATTATTTTCAACAGCCAAACCACGCAATTCTTCAGCAATAGATTTAATGTAAGTATAACTGTTCACATTACCGCCTGGTTTAATACGAGCAGAAGAACAGATGTTCAAATAATCAATAAAAATAATATCTGGTTTAAATGCTTTCTTTAATGCAAGTTCATTTAGCAGAGCACGAAAATGTAATGCAGAGGCCGATGCGGTTGGATACTCTTTGATGATTAACTTGCCATGTGTCTTATTCTTTAAAGCACCAAATTTTCTTTCATAATCATCTTTACTCATAGTGTGTAGTTCATTGAAATTTACATTCAATAAATTAGCATCAATGCGCTCTGCAATTTTTTCTTCGGCCATTTCTAAAGTAATATACAATACATTGTGGCCTTGCGACAAACAAGAACCAGCCATATGACACATGAACAATGACTTACCAACACCTGTGCCTGCAAGTGCGATGTTCAATGTTTTAACTGGCAGACCGCCTTTTGTAATCTTATTAAAAATGTCTAGGTCAAAACGAATACGAGATTCAACTCTATGATAAAAATCATATCGATTATCATAATCGTTTATATAATCGTGACCAACATTACTATCAAAAGAAACACCAAGAGCATCAGAAAGAAGTTTTGGAATTTCTCCTTTAGATTTTTTTCCATGTCTATCATCAAGAATCGATACTGATTCCATAATAGCATTGTAGATTGCTTTGTCTTGGCAAAATTTTTCGGTTTGTTCTACAATCCAATCTAATTCAACTTTTTCTTCTCGGTTTGAATGTATGTCTTTAATAAGATCAATTGCAGACTTTACTTGTGGCTCAGTAAAACTTTTACTTTCTGTAAAATTAATTATCAGAGCTTCTTGTGTTGGAAGGTTTTTATATTTGTTTACAAAATCAAAAACTTCTTTGAATACTATTTTTTCTGTGTCATCTGAAAAATAGTCAGAACGAATGAATGGCAATACTTTTCTTGTGTATTCCTCATTATAAATCAAATTCTTCAGAATTATTTGTTCCAAACGGTTCATCTAAGTTTTTCTCTTTTTTAAGAAAGTTTTTATCAAAAATTGATACTAATATGTCACCCATAATTGTAACAAATTTTTCGTTATCATGCAAGGCTTTTACTTCATATTTACCTGAATTCTCTATTACATAGTCGAATTGTAAACGTGGTATATCATTATCTGGTGCAATACCTACTTTACCATAATGAAAAACCACATCTTTAAATTTACCTTTTAAAATTTGAACTGAAGTAATTTTTTCTACACCATCAGAGTCGAATAAAGTGTAGTCAACACCTTCTATTGGCCATTTCTTTTCTTTAGACCATAGTTTCATTTTTCCTCCTTAAGCATCTTCAACTTCTTCTAAAACAGCAGTTTCTCCCATAATGTTTCCATAAGCAATTCCATATTTTTGATTTACGAAGTCTTTGAATTTTTCGTCTTTCAATAATGGTAACATGAAATCATCTGATTGAGTAGCTTCAAACCTTACTTTGTCGCCTATTTCACCACTTTTTTGGTCGACTTTTGCATACCAGCCCGGAGATGGTTTAGATAGAAACCCACCTTCAATGGCAATATCCACAAGGCCAGAATACTTTTGGATACCACCATCAAAAGATACGCTGATAGGAATCTTAGACTTTTCTTTAACATAACGAGATTTCTCCACATTGATAATAAAATTG